ACGGCCTCTGGCAGAGAGGCAAGAATCTGCCAAACCCACAACTTGGCCTCGGCATGCTCTACGAAGCCTTTCCAAGAGGCTCCCGGCGCTGACGGAAAATGACCCGCTGAGAGGTAAATCATCAGCCAAACAACTGAGCCGCGAGAATGCCGGCCATGCCAATCAGCAAAGCGAACGCCACCTTCACGATGGTGCTTGTGACTTGGTCCACCCGCTTTCCGAGGTAGTCGCGGTACAACGCAATGTCACTTCTCAACTGAAGGTGGTCATCCCGAAGTCGAGTGTATCGCTCTGCACACACATCTTCGTGCGAACGAAGTCGCGACTCAACCTCTCGCATGCGAATGCTGAAATCGCGAGGGGTAGTTGTTGCACCTTCATCAAAATCTGGCATTTTTGCACTCTCCATTTTTGCGCCCTTGATTATTTCCAAGTGCCGCCGTCGTTGAACCAGACTGTGGCAATCTTCCAAGTGCCGCCGTCGTTAATCCATGTCGTAGCCTGCTTCCAAGTTCCTGCGTCGTTAATCCAAAGCACAGACGGCGCCGAAGGACCGCTCGGAGTGACAAGCAGACTTTCATCGAACCAACCCTCCGACCTCGCGTTGACATCGAACCACGAGCGAGGGTCAAGTTGCGGGTCGAATGTGCCTATTCTCGCCATTGTTAGTCGCCTTCAGGCGGACTCGGAGCAATCCACTCGCCGTCGATGTAAAACCAACCCGGGCCGACATCGCTTGGACACTCGATATCCACAATGCCCTCAGGAAGGTCGTTCCACGGAGACACGCTGTCCCATACGCAAACATTCACAACGAGACCGTCGGCTTCAAACACAAGCGCGAATCTTTTTACCATGTGACCATCACCACATATCCGTGACCACCTTGACCACCAACGCCACCAAGCCCGGGATTCATGCCGCAGCCGCCGCCGCCGCCGCCACCACCGCCAAGCCCGCCTCGGCCGCCATTTGCTCCCGCCGTGCTTGCTGCGACGGTAGTGCCACCACCGCCGCCGCCTGTGCCGCCCGACACGCCGTTACTGGCTATCCCGTCTGCGCCCGCCGTAGGAGTTGCGCCAGATGTGCCCGCGGCGCCGCCACCACCGGACGGCGACGCGCCAACATTTCCAGTGTTTCCCCCGTCTGCCGCAGCAACAACATTAGGGACCGCATCATGCAACCCGCCGCAGCCGCCGCCGCCGCCGCCCCGAACCGATGTTCCGCCGGCATAAGCCAACGCCCCCGTAGGATTTCCACCGCCGGCCGCGCCGCCTTCCCACGCCGGGCCCCATGTTGCTCCGTTTCCTCCGGCTATTCCTTGCATGCTCACGCCAAAGTTGGCGGAAAGAGTCGAAGCAGAGTTCGAGTGGGCCGATGCGCCGGACCCGCCAACTGTTGCTGCTGATGTAATTGGGCCGCCAAGGCCACCGCCGCCACCGCCCGCAAAGATAAGAGCAGTGGAACTTGCAACGGTCGTTATATTGTTCGTCAAAACGGCAGAAGGCTGCCCAGAAAACCCGGCACCTCCCGCGGCGCCCGCCGCTCCCGGGTTACCACCAAGACCTCCAAATCCAACCTGAATCGATAATTTATTTGGAAGCAAGTTTGCAGGAACGATAACGGACGCTACTGCCCCGCCTCCGCCTCCAGAGCCTCCTTTTGCAACGACTGCGGTTGCAAGGCTTGCCCCCGCGCCGCCACCGCCGCCGCCACCCCATACGCGCATAAGCACGCATGTCGGAGTAAAAGAAGTTGGCTTCGTCCATACCCCAAGACCGGGATTGCTAAATGTTTGAATGTCAGCGGGAGTCTCTGGGTTGCAAGACTTCCAACCGCACACTTCGTCAAACAAAATTCCGGACTGCGCAGGAACGCTGCCGCTCCATATATCAACCTCAGTGGTTCCGTCGGTGTGAATAATGGTGATTGTCTGAGGGGTGGATGCGTCGTTGTTCCACACTGACAAAAACTTTACATTTCGTTGAGTTGACGCGGCAGGCGACGCGACGACATCGGTTGTCGTTGCTGAGGAAATGCTTGTGTTTGCCCTATCAGGTGTAACAGTGGTTCCTGAAATATCTACCCACGATGCATGAACAAGAACCGATGTTGCTGCGCTTGTGGTTACCCTGATTTTGTCAGAAGTTGATGTAAGAAGAATCACGGGCTCACCAAGAGATTACGATGCAATATCCATCGCCACCAACACCGCCCGCGCCGCCCAAGCCGGGGTTGTTGCCGGCGCCGCCACCGCCGCCACCACCGCCGCCAAGCCCACCTGCTCCGCCCGCGGCCCCGCTTGTGGATGCGGTGACTGTAGAGCCTCCACCGCCACCACCTTGGCCGCCAGAAACGCCGTTTGTTGCAGCACCTACGCCGCCTTGGCCCGGAGTTGCGCCGGCTGACCCTGCGGCGCCTCCGCCACCTATGCCGGAAATGTTCCCTCCGCCCGCTGAGCCTATCAAAACCGCGGGAGCCGAAGAGCGCGCGCCTCCAGAACCGCCGCCGCCGCCGCCCCAGACAGACCCTCCGCCGGCAACCATGACTGCGGAAGCACTAGAACTTCCGCCGCCGCCGCCACCTTCCCATGCATAGTGATTAGCATTGCTGCCGGCTGAGCCGGTCATTCCTTGCATGCTAATTCCCAAGCCACTTGCGCCCGGATTTCCGCCGGTTCCCGCACCAGTTCCACTTGCGCTTTGCCCGGCGCCATACCCACCGCCACCACCACCGCCGCCGGTGATTAAACCTGAAATTTGCCCTCCCCTTCCACCGCCGCCGCCATACGCAGTCAAAAAAGAGCCGAATGTGGTGTTGCCGCCTATTCCTCCATCGCCGCCCGGGCCGCCCGCGGCGCCCGCGGCGCCCGCAGCACCTCCTGCGCCAATAGTCACCGATACGGGATTTGACAAAACCGAGGTGAGAAAAAGTTGTTCGATGCGAACTCCGCCGCCGGCGCCACCGCCGCCTTTGGTCACTGTCGCAGTGTTGAGAGAGCCTCCGCCACCGCCGCCACCGCCGGCGCCAAATGCGCGGACAAGAGACATTTTTGCATTGAACGAAGTTGGCTTGTTCCAGTTTCCGTTAGCGCTAAAAGTTTGAATGTTAAGCGGCCGCGTAGCGCCGTATGTAGTCCACCCTTGCCCATCGGTGTACGCAATACCTGACTGAGCAGGAAGCGCAATCTGAAATAGAGTGACGACCGTCGTGCCGTTGGTGTGCTGAACGGTAACGGTGTTGGCGTTGTTTGCAGCGTTGTTAAAAATGCTGACAAATTTTGCGTTTCTTTGAGTAGATGCAGCAGGAGACGCAATGACCGTGGTCGTCGTGGCAGTGGTAATGAGAGTGTTGAGGCGCCCCGGCGTGACCGTTGTTCCAGACAGGTCAACATAAGATGACTGCACCTGAACATCGCCGGCATCGCTCGTGATGACACGAAGAAGGTCAGAGGTTGAGGTAAGAAGAATCATAGGTGCCTCAAGTGTACTGCAGGTAAATGTCGCCGCTCACACCGCCTGTCGGAGTGGCAGTGCCAGAGGTGATGGTCTTCTGCGCCGTCAAGTTCGACCGCGCCGTCGCGGCGTCCGTCGCGCCAGTGCCGCCGTTCGCCACGGCCAAAGTGCCGCCCAAAGTGATGGTGCCCGAGCCGGTTACCGGACCGCCAGAAGTGGTCAGGCCGGTTGTGCCGCCTGACACATCGACTGAAGTGACGGTGCCGTTTCCGGTTCCTGCTCCAATCGCAGTGCGGAAAGTTGACGCGTCAAGAGTTGAAACGGTGTTGTCCGCGTTGAAGCGAGGGAAAGTGACGGCAGACGGGTTTGCCAGTGTGAAGAGATTGCCGCCGACCGTGGTCGCGCCGAGATTGGTTCTCGCGGCGGGCGCTGCAGTGGCGCCGGTACCGCCGTTGGCCACAGCAAGGGTGCCGGCAAGGGTGATGGTACCCGAGCCGGTGATTGGACCGCCCGAAGTTGTGAGGCCTGTGGTGCCCCCAGAAACCGCAACGCTTGTGACCGAACCAGAACCGGTGCCTGCGCCAATCGCGGTGCGGAAGGTTGCAGCGTCCAAAGCCGACACTGTGTTGTCGGCGTTGAAGCGAGGGAAGGTGACAGCGGACGGGTTCGTCAGCGTGAAGAGGTTGCCGCCGACCGTGGTCGCGCCGAGGTTGGTGCGCGCAGCAGGCGCCGCGGTGGCGCCGGTGCCGCCGTTGGCAACGGCAAGGGTGCCGGCAAGGGTGATGGTGCCAGAGGTCGTAACCGGGCCGCCCGAGAAGGTAAGGCCTGTGGTGCCCCCAGAGACATCGATAGAGGTCACGGTGCCGGACCCGCCACCACCGCCGCCGGTGGCGTTCAAGACGCCCCCAGAGAGCGTCAGATTGGTCCCTATGGTGATTTCCTCGATGGCCCCCGTGCCTGCCGTAGAGCGGCCCAGAAGCCGCGCCGTGGCCATCGTGATGCCGGAACTGCCCACCGCCCCCGAGGCCGCTGCGCCAAGGTTCGAGCGCGCGCCGGGCGCCGTGGTAGCGCCAGTGCCGCCATAAGCAACGCCGACAGCCGTGCCGAGCCATGTTCCGGCCAGAATGTTCGTGAACGAGGCCGCCGCCGGGGCTCCGCCGCCGATGACCACGCCGTTCATCGTGCCGCCCGTGATGGCGACCGCAGTCGCGTTCTGGGTGGCCATGGTGCCGAGGCCGGTCACCTGCGAGGTCGAAATCTGAATCGAGACATTCCCGGCCGCCGACAACTGGCCGCTTGCCAGAACCGTGAACTGAGGGATGCTGCTTGCCGAGCCGTAAGTGCCGGCGGAAACGCCCGTCGGGGTCAGGTCGCTCGGCCCGACGGACAGGGTGCCCCACTGCGGAACTGCGCCGGAAGTGCTGAGGTACTGACCGGAGGTCCCGGGCGGGACGAGCGTCCATGCGCCGGCGCCCCGGTAAAGCATCGAGCCCGGAGTCGCTCCGATGGAGTCAAGGACGGCGTTGACCGTCACATCCTGCGGGTCCGCGGTCAAACCAGTGAGGTTGGCCTTCAGCGTCCCCGGGCCCATCGGCGCGAGGTAGGCGTTCGTGATGGCGTTGGCAGGCAGCGAGATGGTGCCGCTGCCAGTGATTGGGCCGCCGGTCAAGGCACCGGCAGTGTTGATAAGCGTGACCGTGCCCGAACCTGTAGACGCGAGATTGACGAGTTGCTGCGTCGTCGCGCGACGCGATACGCCGTTCTGCACCAACTCCCACAACTCGGTGCCATCAAGCGAGATGGCCGGCGGCAGGTTCGGAATCGTGGTGTTCGCCATGTCTTAAATCCCTGTCTGCGGTATCTGCGTGTAGCCGTATGGCAGTCCGACGGATGCCGTAATGATGCGCGATGTCGAATCCAGAAGCGACCCGGCGGCGATGGGTTTTGCAACCGTGTACGAGAAGGCCGTAGCCGATGTGACAACGACGCTGTAAAACCCGCAGGCGCCCTTGTTGGAAAGCCCCTCGGCTGAAATCTGACTGTCTGTCTGCAGGCCATGCGCGCTCGAGCAGGTCACCGCAATGTCGCAGGTGCCGTTTGCCGTAACCGACAAAAGCGGCAGTTTCACCGCATATTGAGTCGTCCCCTTCAGTGGCATGACCGCCGCCTGCGTGAGCCCCACGGGCGGCCCGATAGGTTGCGTCGTCAACTGCTGTCCGTCCTCGGTGTCCAAGGTCGTCGTCCCGGGGATGGGGATGCCTGTCGTCGGGTCTATCGTCGGAGGCTGCGTGATGGTTTGGTAGTCGGTCGAGGCCGCCACGAAGTCTTGCGTGCGGGCGTTCATGATAGGCGTCGGGTCTGCCGGAACCACGATTGACCGCTGCTGCTGTTGAGGATTGTCCGTGCAGGACTTGCACACGAGGATGCGCAAGTTCTGCAGCATCGCACCGCGCCAGTCGTACTGCCAACGCAGGTCAACATGGTTGTAGCGGAACCCGCACCGGTCGCAGATGGCATGCGCCTGCGGATTCGATGAACTGGTTCGCGCTCGACCGACTCGCGATGCGTAGCCCATGGTCAGGGACTGAAGTAGCCGGAGATGAGCGGAGAGATGTACTGCGAGGCAGTCTCGATGTTCTGCGCCGCGGCGATGTCGTAAGCCTCATCGGCCAACGGCTTGAGGATTTGGATTTTCTCCGGCGCCCATATCATCGCCAGACGCTGCGCGAGGCCGTATGCGAATGCCTCCATGAAGTAGTAGGGCACCTCAACATTCTTTCCGTTCGACAGGTCCGCATCTTGAATCTGGCGCACCCGGTAATAGTCGAACGAGGCCTGCGTTCCATCAGGGACCGGCCAGAGCGTCACCTGCGGCGAGAGAAGGCGGTCGAACCAATAGGTCGTCGGGAACCCGCGCTGTTGCGGATTCGGATACGAGGCGTACTCCGAACGCGAGATGGGCAGGATGAGACGGTTGATGGAGGTGCCGCCAGAGGTCTGCACGACATACGCGTCGAGCATGACGATGGTATTCGAGGGCACCGAATAGGTTGCCTGCCCCGCGATGAGCGGGACAGACTGCAGGTCAACGCACCAAAGATTTACGCCTTGACTGCTCCAACGCCCAAGAAGCAGGTTCGACGCCATGCGCGCCGACTCCATGTGCTCTTGAAGGAGTGCAGTGTTCCTGATGCCGCAGAGGTTGAATGCGTATAGCGTCAACTCTCCTAGCGACGGATTGTAGGCATAGGTGCCACTTGTGGCCATGAAGCCTCCAGACCGTCGTTAGAGGGGCACATTGCTCGACTGCAGGAAGACAGAACGCACCGAGCCGGTGCCGCTGTTCAGCACCACGCGCGCGTACATCGGCGCGTATTGCAGGCCCTCGTTGCGGCTTACAGTCTGCGCCACAAGGTTTGCGACGCTCGAGTTCTGCCACGCCATTGAGCCAACCGCCACCGGAATGGACGGGTCGTTCGGGTCGTCGAGAGTCGTCTGCACGGTGTAGTTGACCGTGCCAGTTGCCACACAGTTGACCGAGATGTAGTTCGGAGCCCAGTCATCAAAGCGAACCCACGGCGAGTCGGCAACGCCGTTGGTGCCGACCGTGATGGCGCCCGCAGCGTTGCCAGAAATCGTGATGGAGGTCACCGTCTTGAAACTGGTGTTGGTCGCAACGGTGCTGATGTTCGGACCGGTCACCGTCTCGCTGATGGCGTTGCCTTGCCAGTTCGTGCCCGTGATGGTGAGCGTGCGCGTGGATTCGTTGGCCGCTGTGGTGACCAAAACCCTGCGCTGCACATCGAGAACAGCGACACCATCGACGACCGATGCTCCGTTCAGAGTCAGAGGGCCGGCTACCGGAGTCTGCGAGAGGCAGATGGCGTTTGCGCTTGCAGCGGCGATGGCACCGACTGTGACTTGGGCTTTCTTCATGTGACGCTCTCCTTCAGATTCATCTTAGCACTTCACATCCCATCGCTTGAGGGCAAGATTGATGCGACTGTTCGGGTCATGCGCGGTCTTGGCAGAGGTCAACTTGTCCTTCATGCCGCAGAATCGAGAACGGAAGTTGTCACGCCGTTGCGCGGCTTTCGGGCTGCGCTTCGCCTCTTCTTTCGTCACCGGAGGCTTGATGTCATGCCCCTGCGCGCGCAGAGATGCTCGACCGCGCTCGTTCAGGCCGCCAGAGGGCGACTTGCCTTCTTTCTTCTGCCACGCTCCGCTCATGCGTATCCCCCATGGAAAAACGGGGGCACAGAGGCCCCCGTTGTTCCCGCTGTTGCGCTCCCCGATTACTTCGGGGAGTTGCCGCTCACATTGCGGCCCTTCGGCGGCGTGCCGCCGTGGGCCGAGGTGAACGGGCTCTTCTCGCAGCCGGCGCGGCCACCGCTCTTTCGGGCCTTGCGACCCGCGTGATGAGCAGCCTTGCCTTCCACCGTGCCGGCGTGCTTCTTGGCTCGGCCGCCGCGCTTGCGCTCCTCGGCCTCGTCCTGCACATTCGACTGGTAGGTGTAGCGCAGGTTCTTCTTGGAAGAGTCCTGCGCCGCCTCGTTTACGCCACCACTGGCGCGATGCTTGCGACCTTTCATGTGTGTTCCCCTGAGGTTACGACGGGAAGGACCCGAAGATGCTGCGCCAGTTGTAGTAGCCGAACGAGTACCGCTCGTAGCCCTTCACGAGCAGGTTGTCCGTGACGAAATCGACCTGCATGTCCGTCTCGAACTTGACGCGCTCCATGTAGGAGAGACCGTCGATGTTCGTGAGCAGGAACCACGCGGACGCTGAGGTCAGGAAGTCGTTGACCATGTAGCCCTCCGGCAGGCCGCCGGCGGTGGTCAGGATGGCGTTCACATCGTTGTCCGCGGTGCCCGGGCGAAGTTCCGTCTTCGTCAGACGGATGGCCGTGGGCTCGAGCGCCGGCGGAACGACCAACTTGCGGCCGCGCGCGAAGACCTTGAGCCCGGCTTGGTCGCGGAAGTTGGTGCGGATGGAAATCATCGCGTTCAGCAGCGTGGCTTCGTTGAGTTCCACATCAACCGCGGGACGGTTCGAGACCGTGCCGCCATCGATGGGATGGTTCGTCGCGATGAGCGCGACGCCGTCACCACCGAACGACGCGTTGTAGGTCGTGGCGGTGTTCAGGATGTTCGCGCCGTAGATTTCCTTGGTCTGCTGAAACGACTCGATGAGGCCGAGGTTCGACGGGTGGAACTGCGTCTTGTACAGGTTGTCGTCGATGGCCTTGCGGGTGATGGC